CGGTGATGTTCACGGCGTTGGCGTTCTGGAACGCCATCGACCCAATCGTGACGATGTTGTCCACCGTCCAGATCGTGGCGTCAGCCGAATCGGCCAGCACGACCTTGTACGAGGTGCCGTTGCTGTACCAGATGTTGGCCTCACCGCGGGAGTCCAAGATCACCGGGTTGGTGTTGGCCACATTGCCGGCGCCGGTCGTAAAGGTTGCCACCGGTGTGGTTGTGCCGGCGGCGTAGGTATAGACCTTACCGCCGACCAGCGGGTTACCGGAAGCGTCCAGAAACTGCGCTTTGGGTGAGGGGGAAAGGACGGCCATTTAGTAGTTTCCTTCTGAACCGATGTTGTTGGTCACGGTAAGCGCGACCGAAGGAACGGACGGGTAGAACCCAGAAGCGGCAAATGTCTGCAATTGAACACCCGTGCTGTCTGTGGCCCACATCAGTTCAAAATAATCGCCGGGGTTCATTTCTAGCAAAAAATTCTTCGTAACGACAGCCGCAAAATCAAGAACCTTGGTTCGCACCTGGCTGGTGCTGGCGGTCACGTTTGTGCCGTTCTTGCGGAGCCACACCCACAGCAGTTGGTCAGTCGCCACCGTGGTGTTGACCTGAACGGAAAACTGAATGTTGTAAGTGGCCAGCGTGTCGGCGTAAACGCGGGACGTGGGCGTCCCCAAGGTAATGCCTTCGCTTGTCCGCGTGGTGTTGAACGTCATGGCGTAGGCAGTGTTGATAGCCGCCGCCGTCTGCGTGGTGGTGTCGTAGAACGACCCGTAGCGGCGGCGGGGCAACTGCGGCGTGTACGGCGGCGACACGGACAGGTTCTGGATTTCGGTCTGCAAGACCGCCGCCAGCGACGCAGCGTCGCCGTCAGGGCCGATCTGCAAGTCTTGCAGCGTAAAGTCGTTTTGGCCGCTGCCGGTCAACTGAAACAGGCTTTGGAAAAACCTGAACCATTCGCGGCTGACCAACCCTGTGTTCGGGTCAGCCAACTGCACGCGCGGCGGCGTGATGTTGGTGATGTTGACGGGGTTAGGCATTGGTGCCGCTCAACATCAGTTCGGCGTCGATGATAACCAGCTTGACCGGATCGGTGCCAGACACCTCGTACACGCGGTCGCGCAGTTTCATCGTCATGCCCAGGCGGCGCCAGATGGCGCGCTGACCGTAGCCGCCGATCCTACCGATAGACACCCAATGCTCGTTCGACCAAGTGTGGCCGCCGTCGTCCGACCAGCGCAGCATAACCTGTGGGTTTGCGCCCTGCACAGACCCCAAGGAAACTTCGATGAAGTCGCCCGACTCCGTGATAAGAAAGTCGCCGCCTTCGGTCAGCAACAAATCGTTGAAAACGTCGAACGGGTCGTAGCCTGACAGGCCGACACCGGACTCAAACATGATCTGGAGGCTGTGCTGCGCCGTGCGCTTCAGGTTGTTTTGGCCGGTCGGCAGCGCCCGCCACGACCGCAGCCACTTCTGCGGCGTGCCGTTGTCGGCGTAGGTCGTCAGGTCAAAGGTGTAGATGTTGCCGTTCAGGTGATCGCCGATGACGATGTTGCCAAGGAAGTTGCACTGGCTGTTGCCGCGGTGGCGCGAGAATACGCCTTCGTTGAAATAAGCCCGCTCATGCCAAGCCCCGGTGGCGACATCCAGCACCCACGTCGTGTTGGCAGAGGGAAAGTTCAGGACGTAGAAGGCGTGGCCGTCCTGCTGGTAGGTGTAGGCCACCGCGTCGGACATGTTGAGGTATTGCTGGATTTGCCACTCGACCGCGTGCGTGGACACGCGCTGACCAACGTAGCCCGTCGCCCGGTAGACGATGCCTTGGCCGCGGGCGTCGGTTCCCAACCAGAACACACCGTTGTCCAGCTTGGCGATGGAATATGGCGCGACGCAGCCGATCTCGTTGAACGCGCCTTGGATGCGGGCCAGCGGAAAGTCCGCCGTGCCAGCGTTGTACCAGACTTCGGTGCTGTCCGTGCCGAACACCCACACTTCGCGGTGGTCAACGATCAGGCCGACGATGCCATCTGGCGATCCTTCGGCGCTAACGAAATCCAACGGGTCGATCTGCGTGCCGTCCAGCAGGCTGGTGACGTACAGCCGCTGGCTGTTGGGCGGGTTGAACACGAAGTAGCCGTCGAGATACCCGACCGTCACCGCGCCTGGGAAGTCAGGATCGGTGACTTGCACAAACGTGTTGGTGGACTCGGTGTAGACGAAGGCGTCCGGGTTGCACGCGAAGATGATCTGGTCGCCGTTGTCGGCGATGGACACCGGCCCGCTGCCAGTGACTGACCCCAGCAACACCGGCGTGCCGGTCAGCGAGGACAGTTTGTAGACTTCGTTGCCCGACACGACGAAGAAGTCAGAGCCTTGCGTCTGGTGCGCCCACAGCCCGCGGATCGGCCCTGTGCCAACGGCTTGCTGTAGCTTCAGCCCAGGCGCGCGGTTGAGAAACGCAGGCATCTGCCCGCCCTCTGGCACAACCTCTGGAAAAAGGTTGACCATGCGCGCGTCCGCAGCGTTGATGCTGCGGGCCACATAGCTTGAGCCGAGGATGGGGCTTTTCATTTTACCTTTTCTCAAACGTAGGCGGCAAACGCGGGGACGTCACGTATACGCGCTTGCGGTTATCCCACTCGTCATACGGATATTCTTCAGTGTCGCACCAATTGCACGGCGCACCCTTTTCGGTGTTAAGCCATGCCTTCTGGGGCTTGCAGAGGTGCGTCCACATTATTCCACCGTAAGAAAATAGCGATGTTTAGCGGCAGCGGCCCCGGCGCTTGTCACTAGGCGTATATCCAGAGAGTCATCAGGCTGCACTGTCACATTGTTGGATAAAGTATTGCCGCTAAACGCGCCCGCTCCAGAAATCGTCCACGTCATAGCCGTCGCCGAACCGTTCTTAAATAGTGTGTATGTAAAAGATTGCCCCGCGCCTGGTGCTGTGTTGACTGCCGAATAACACTCACGCACAATGCCAATTCGGCCAGCAATCCACACGCTATCGCCGGAAAATGAATTGCCCAAACCATTAGGGCCGAGATAGACCGTTGTTGCCGCCGCCACAGTTGCCGGCGTGCTGCTCGTAAACACGCGACTGTTGCTGATGTTCATGTCTTTAGTCTGCGTCGGCAGATTTCCAGATATAACGTAATTAAGCGATGAGGTGCCTATGGCGATAGGCTGGCCGAGGTTGCCAATAAGAGTGTTGTTTGTAATCTCAAAATTTTGAGATGTGCCGGCAGCAATGTTAATGCCGTCTTGTTGAGTTGCAGCGCCGGTTGCGTAATTGCCAATGCGACAGTTTTGGACAGTCCACAAGTTAACATTGGGCTGTATCTTTACACCATGATTGGTGCCCGACACGGTACGGCTGTTGCCGGTTATTTCGGCGTCGAGGAAGTCAATATTCTTAACGCTGTTTTCCAAAAGCACGCCGTTGCCAACATTTTCACGGACGGTACCGCCGACCCAGCGAATGCCATCAACGTTAGCGCCTGTCATGCGGACGCCGTCGCTTCCGCAAAACGCAGACCAACAGTTGTCAAATCGGATTGACCACACGTTTTTTGCGGTTCCGTCCAGTTCAATACCGTAGGACGTCGTGGTGTCCGAGCGGACGCTTTGAAATTCTATATACAACACTTGCTGGGAGCCGGTTGCCGGATCAATAACAATACCGCGCCCAAAACTTGTCACGTCGGTAAAGCTGAAAATCTCGCCGCCGCTGGCACGAATGCGGATACCAATAGACGTTGCTACAGTGCCAGCAAAGCCAAAATTGCTAATTTTGGCTGCGGTAAAGGTGTTACCCGCGCCGATGTTTGTGCCGTCAAGGTCGAGTTCAAGCGCGGTGTTAGCGTAGAGAAGGCGAAAATTTGACCAACGAGTGTTGAAGCAATGCAACACCGCAGCGCCACGGTTAAAGTTGTTGACGCTAATGTTTTCTACCGCAAAATTGTCGCTGGCGTTTAAGACGCGCAAGCCGGTTCCAGATGAGCCAATGCCGTAAAAAGCGTTGCTTGCAAAACCAGCGCCAGCCTCAATGGTAATGTCGCGCACGCCGCCGCCCGTTGGCAGGCCAAACGATATTGGGTAGTTGAAAAAGACGCCGTCAGCCGATGCCGTCACCTGTCGAATGATAGAGCTGTCAATACCATCGCCGATCAGCGTCACCTTTGTATTGGTAATGGTCAACGCAGCCGTGATGCGGTATTGGCCGGTCGGAAAATACACCGACGCGCCAAGGCCCTGCGATGCCGCTGCGTTAATAGCCGCTTGGATTGCCGCCGTATCGTCCGCTACGCCGTTACCAACCGCGCCGAAATCCTTGACGCTAATATTCTCGCGCATCTTATCCTGCGCCGTGCGGAGAACGGCGCTGGTGCCGGACTGCAAGAAGCCAATGGTAGTCATCCCGGCGCGCTTGGTAACGCCGCCCTGCACGACCGGCATCTCGACCGCGCTGTCCAGCGGTGAGGTTGCCAACGGCAACTGAGAGATTTTGACGTTAGCCATCGTCAGTAGTTCCCTGCGAAGATGTTGAACCGCTGACGGGTCGCCACGATGCTGTACGGCATGGACATGATGTCGTCAGGGTTGTTGATGCGCTTGAGGTTGCGCTTGCTGGTCATGGCGATCCGCTGCACTTGGGGCGACGGTTCAACGCCAAACTCTGGTGCCATCTCGCAAGCCAGATTGTAGCGGAACGCACGCAGATAGCCTGGCGGAAACGTCAGTTCGGTTGCCAGCAGCGCAGGCTTGGTCAGTTCTTCGACAGAAATGAAGTGCCACTCCAGCGCGCGCGTCGGGCGCGGGTAGATGTACATCTCCACGTCGGGGAACGTGTTGTTGACAAAGATCACTTGCGGGAACGTCGAGGTTACGGTCTTGACCGCAATCCCGTTGTACTGCTGCTGGTTGATAAATTTGATGCCGTAGCTGATGCCGGTGCTGGCGTCACGGAAGTAGGTGCTGTCGTCCAGCAACACCGGGCGGTTGCCGACGAAGTCGCCAGTCGGCCCCAGTGTGCGCGACAGCAGGCCCGCGGGCCATGTGAACACCTGATCCTGCGTGGCAAAGACTGACAGCCGTTCTGTGTTCCAGCTATCAATCATCTGGTTCATGGCGGCCAGCGCGTCTTGCGACGTTTCGGCTGACGGCGTTTCGCCTTCGGCCAGGACACCCAAAAGCCGCAGTGACCCGTTGATGATGTCGCCGGCGCTCGTCATTGGTCAGTCTTCCTGCTTTGCGCGGGGGCGTCCGCGCCGCTTTGGTGCCGCCATCTCGTTGACGATCTCATCCTCGTCATCGTCCGTCACCACAGATGACGTGACCACATCATAGCGTTCCCAGCCGTCAAATGCATCCAAAATCGCTTCGTCGTTGGAGATCGCAACCTTGGCGCCGTGCGTGGGGTGAACCATGTAAATGACGGTCATAAGAAATCCTTAAAATGGGCGGCCCGAAGGCCGCCCACTTCATTAGGCGCAGTGGATCAGCGCGAAGTTGATCACGATTGCTTCCGACAGCGTGCCGCCAGAAATGTTACGCAAGGTGATGCTGACCGAACCGGCTGCCAGCGCGTTTGCAAACACGTTGTACGAGCCGGCGGTAGCCTGACCGCCAGAGATCGTGAGGATCACGGTGTCGTTGGCCGAGATCAAGCTGTTGTTCAGCGTGAACGTGGCGTTGGTGGCCGTGGCCAACGAAGCGTTGTTCATGGTGATGCGACCAGCCGACTTGTTCAGCGTGACCGCCGTGCTTTTGTCCGTCAACTGCGTGACCGTGCCTTGAGCCTCTGCGGTGTAGCCAAGCTGTTCGTCGGACAGAATGAACTGAGCGCCGACGATGTCTTGGTCAAGGAAGGCAACGCCGATGGATTTGGTGTTCGCCATTGTCTGTCTCCTGAAAAGGTAGCCCCGACCCGAAGGCCGGGGCTAACCAATTACGCTACGCGGTACAGCGTCCAAGCGCCGGTATCCGACTTGCGGGCGATCATGGCCGCGCCGGTCGTGACCGGGATGGTCATGGTCAGCGAACCCGTAACCGTCCAGCCGGTGCCAGCGGCGATAATCGCAGTGCCGGACGACGTGCCGAGGTTGACCACGCGGAACATGAAGGACGTGCCAACCTTGTCCGAGTTGGACAGAGTGGCTTCCAGCAGCGCCACGGTCGGCAGCGTGTAGGTCTGCGCCGTGGTAGCGCCGCTGCCAACCAGCAGGATGCCGTTGATCACTTGAGCCGCGGTCAGGGTTGCGGTCGAAGCAACCGAAACCGGGAGCGGGATCGCGTCGATAAGCGGTTCGTTCAGGTTGCCGTCGCCGACCTGATAACCACCGCCGCCATTGGGAAGAGCCATTGTAGAATCCTTTCAAAAGAGGTGGCCCCCGGCGAACCGGGGGCCGGTTTCAGGTTAGCCCCAGATGCGGCAAGCCATCTGCGGACGGATCGTGCTGTAGCCATACAGAACGTCGATGCGGCAAGGCATACGGTCGTTGTTGATGTCGTACTGACGAACGATACGCAGGCTGATGCCGTTATGCACCTGACGCGACGCCATATCGACACCCTGCGGCAGCAGAAGGTCGGCGGTGGCGAAGGTGATGGCGTCCTTGTGGTACACCAGGTTCTGCGCGTACTGGGTGCCGCCAGCGCCCACGAACACGACAGCCTGCGAAGTAGCCGGCAGCGAGTTCACAGTGGCCAGCGCGTTGGTAGCCGAGTAGATCGGGGCAACAGTGATGTTGCCTTCGCCCGAAGCGCCCAACGTGACGTTGGCCAGCGCGACGAACTGGAACAGCGAACCAGTGCTTTCACGGGTCTGCGGGTTCACAGCGAAGCAGCCGTTCACGGTGAACACGTCACCAGCACGGACAGTAGCCGCTGCACCAGCGCCGGTGATGGCAATGGTGGTGGCGCCTTCAGCCGTAACAGCAGCCGAGGTCGTGCCGCCGGTGGCGGTACGGGTGCCGGTGGTGTGCTGCTTGATCGACTGCGACATGTTGATTTCTTCGAAACCAAGCACGCCGGTACCCATCATGCCGTTCTTGAACTGCTTGCTGATGGTGTCGGTCGGGTTGAACAGGCCCTTCATGCCTTCAACCAGGCCAGCGTTGGCAGCCGGGTTGACCGTCGCATAGCGCGGCGACATCACGGCAGCGTTTTCGTTCAGCTTCTGCTGGGCCTGAAGCAGAACCAGCGAAGTGGACGGGGTGGTGCCGGGGGTGCCGACCGTGTTGCCGATGGTGGCGTAGGCGTTGGCCACGTCAGCGTCGATGCTGGAGGCAAGCTGCGAGATACGCGGCTTCAGCACGCGCTCTGCGAAGTCGTCCAACTGCATGGTCAGTTCGGCGGTCGTGAAGTTCACGCCGATGTGCTTCTGGTTGGCAACGGTCAGCGTGGTGAACTGCTCGTTGTCATCCTGCACCTGAAGGGCAGCGCCGTCCGTGACCAGAGCGCGGTCGGGCAGACGGATACGCAGGGTCGAACCGATCTTGGCACCTTCGACAGCGAAGCTGTCGTCGTACTGACGGTTGACGTTGCGGGTGAGCACGAGGTTGTTCTCGAGGATTTCGAGAGCCTTCCGCGTGATCATGTCGATAGTAAGAATCGAGTTAGCCATGGTGGTAGTCCCAAATTAACGGTTGCGTTGTGCCTCGTACTTCTTGATCTGCCGCATCCGTTCCGCTTCGATCCATTCCGACGTACTCATCGACTTTGTCGAACGAGGGTCGGTCGTATCATACGTCGGCGCGCCAGAAGCGCGGGCTGTGACAGGTGCAATCGGTGCCGGGGCGGTTGAAGTTTTTCTAACCGGCGGGCTTGAGGCCATGCCGGCTTCAAGTTTTCCGATCTCTTTAGCCTGCAAAATGGGCGGCAGCCGGGCAATGCGATCCGCTTCCTTCGGGTTGGAACCGAGCCAATACAGGACATCGGGGCCAATGTCGGAAGCCTGGATGCTTTGCGCCATTGTCTCCGTGACGGACAGGTTAGGGTTGTAGGCGACTTGTTCAAAGTCGTCGTACCGATCCCGCGCTGACTCCTCACGGTCGTGGTAGTTTTCGAGCAATGCCTGTTGCTGCTTGGCGGTTTCCCGCCGCGCCAACAATTCCTCCGCTTTACGTTCGGCCAGAGCCTCTGCGTAATCTTCGTAGGTGTTGAACTGGTCGGCACTCAGATCAGAAGGCGGTGCTGCCGCTTTCTGCGCTTGAGCCATTTCCAGTCGCTGGGCTTGCTCACGCTCCCACTTACGCTGTTCCCTTGCAAGCCGCTTGCCGACGATGGCGTCCAGTTCCTCCTGGGAGAAAGTCTTGGATGCTTCCTGTTCGACAGGCGTTTCCGGCGTCGTGTTTTCTGCGGGCTGGATTGCTGCCGTGGCTTCCAGTTCCGGCGCGGAGGCATCCGCTTCGTTTGGGACATTCTCGTCCATGTATAACCCCTATGGAGTTCCCGGTGAGCCTCGCCGGTACGGTTACTGTGTAATCTACACTATACAGTATCTGTGTGCAACGTCAGGCCCACACGCGGTGCGGGACTGATGGCTGAACGCTCAACGGCTCTAACGCAGCAAGCTGTTCGTCGGTAAAGTCGCCGCGCAGATTGGTGTGCCAATCAGGATAGTCTGCGACGATAGGCTCGTCGGCCTTGTCGTATCCCGTCACGCGGCTGAATGGCCCGATGTGGTCAAGCGAGACGCCGGCTACCGGGAAGCCTTCGTCGTTGATGATGCCCGCAGCGGTCAGCGCGGCGGTCATCGCTTTTTCGGTGGGTGCGGAGAGGTAGAGGTCAATCATGATGCAACCGCTTGTAGCTGCGCGTTGGTAAGACGAGAGGCGTAGTAGGTGATGGTGCGGAGGTGTCCGTTCAGCCTTAAAGCGGCATCACCACGCGCACCAAGGCGCAGTTGATTTACAGTAGGTATCGTAGCGGATGTGTCTGGCGTACCCAAAATACCGTTAAACGCTGCGCTAATGTCATTTGCACGGTAAGCAAACGCATCGCTAAACACTGTGTTAACTAAAACTGGGCCAGAAATTATTACGTTTGCTTGGCTAATAGAGGCAGTTGTCACAAGATTGTTTGCGGTAGTTGATACATAATGAAAAAGTTCATTCGCGCCTGAACCGTCAGAGGCTGCATATACCCCTCTGTTGGACGCTGTTGAAAACACAGCCGCCGACGCAACAAACGTCCCTTCACTAGCGTTGTACCAACTTGAAAAATTAGTACCTGTCATTGTCGCGTTGTCAGACGCGCGGGTGACCGTGGATGCCACGGTGGGGATGTAGCTGGAGGGGAACGCGCCGGCTTCGAGTTGCGCGCCATAGAGAAACAGGCCGCTGGTGCCGTCGCCTATCAATATGGTAATCGAATTGCTTTGAGCAAGAAAGATTTGGCCTGCCGCCGCGCCGGTTGCGTTGGCAGTCATCACAAGGACGCAGCGCCACCAGCCGTTGCCAAACGAGGTCATGGAAGCCGAAACAACAGTTCCGCTTGAACTAACAGTTCCGCTATTTAGGTCGTAATAAGCGTTTCCGGCTGGAAATTGAGCCGAAAATCGCAAATTGATTTGGCTAAACTGATCGGCTTTAGCAAACACGGTGAGCGCGTAAGTTGTCCCGCTGGTTACTGAAGCAGACTGACCAACTGCATGGTTGGTTGCCGGCGTAATGTCTATGACAAATCTATCCGCGTTCGCTGTACCATCGGGCGAGGTTGTAGCGTTAGCCGTGATGCTAGAGCGCGTCTTCGTCCACGCCGCGTTATCGAACTCCTCTGACCGCAACAGCAAGTTCGTCCGCTGCTCCTCGATCAGCAGGCCGCGCGGAGCCAGCGTGAGCGGGTTATAGTCAAAGCGCGGGGTGTTGATCGCTGACGACTGGATCAGGCCATCGCTGCCCACAAACGTAGCCGTGGTGGAGCGGGTGAACGTGATGCGGCTGTCCAGCGGTGCGCCGGTCAGAAAATTCAGTGTGAGCCTAGGGACAAGCCGTCCAGAACCCGACGTAAGGAACGTCGAAGCCAAAAGCCCTATGGAGAGGCCATTGCGGACGGGGATTCCAAAGCTCATCGAATGTTGATCGGCTTTGCGTACATCGTGCCGCCGGCGCTGATCTGGATCGCGCTGACGCGCCACACACCGCCAGTCCCCTGCGGGACGGTGATCGGCACGGGCGTGTACGCAGGCAGCGGCGTGGCTGCGGACGTGGCCGTCACGCCATCACCCACTAGGACGTAGGCGTCAGTTGTACACCACACCAGGACGCCCTGCGGGCCGGCAGGCCAGCCGGTCACAGACCCGGCAGTGCCGGTGTAAGCGACGCTTTGCGTCGCGAACCCGGAGTCATTCAATGGGCGAAGCAGTTCCATAGTCGTTCCTTACGCCAGAAATTTCAGCTTATACAACGAGGTGTAGTACAGCCCGAAAATCTCGTCGATAATGTTCTGGAGCGGGGTACACTCCTTATCGACGACCTTATAGCGCATTTGCTCAAGGTCTTCTAGCTGGCCTTCGAGGAACTCGACCACGTTGTTGGTCTTTTTGGCCGACATCAGCGAGATCGGCCCGATCAAACCGTACTTGCCTTGGTAGGCTTCGGCAAACTTGTCCGCCAAGTCGATGATACCATCGTAAAACTCGTTCAGCGCGACGTGCTTGGCATAGCTGCGCGTGTTCAGGTGGGCGGAATGGGTCACATCCCGCGCCAGAAACAGCATCCCTACAAAGTCCGCGCACTTCATTCCATCATTCCTTCAGGCGGCATTTCGGGCTGCATTTCGCCCATCTCTGGCATCTCAGGCTGCATCTGGCCCATCTCAGGCTGTTCCATCTCCATGTCGGGCATCTCGCGCATCTGCGGCGCCCCGCCGATCAGGTCGCCGGTGTCCAAAGCCGCAGCGATGGTGCCCATGACGATGTCCTGAATCTGCTCTGGCGTCATGCTCTGCTGCATGGCGCTGATCCGCTTCGTCTCGGCGTCGTAGGCGTCCACCTGGGCTTTGTATTCCTTGATGTCCACCTCGCGCTGGGCGACGCTATCCTGCACGTTGGAGATGATGTCCGTCATGCGGTTCAGTTCTTGCGTCATGGCCTCCAGTTGCTGCTGGGCGGCCATCATCTCAGGCGACTGATCGCCTTCCGACAGAACCTTCGGGTCAAGAATCTTCTTAAACCGCGCTGCCATCTCCTGCGCGCCGGGCCAATCCATGTTCTTGATGAACAGATCGCCGGCCACAGTCCAAAGCTGCGGATTGGATTGCAGGATCATCGACATGGCGTCCAAGGCTTCCTGACGCTTGGTCATGTAGCCTGGGCCGGTCGTGACCATCACGTCGTAGGTGCCAACGCTGGGGTTGTAGACCTTTTCGATCAGCGCACCCATCTGGTCGCGGATTTCCTTGACAGGTTCAGCCTGCGATGGGTTGAACTTGACCATATCGACCTCACCGTCAACGCCGATGATGCGGGCGATGCGCTGCGTGTCGTAAATCTTCGGGATCATGTCCACGATTTGCCGGGTGATGTGGCGGATCGCGCGGGCCAGGTTGTCCACGTAGTGGTACGTGCCCACGTCGCCCTGCTTCTCGCGGGCGAGGATGGCCTTACCAGAGCGTTCGTTGCCCTGCATCCCAAGGCTGGCGTCGTACTGGCCAGTCGTTCCCTTGATGTCGTCAGCAGCCCCCATCTTGGCTTGGATCAGGCCAGTCTGGGGCAACGGAGGAGGCGCGCGCTGGGGCAGGGGGAGGACAGCCCCGGCTCCATCCGTCACGTCGGGATTGACTTCCAGATACGGCCAATTGGTCGTATTGGCGGTCTTCCACTGCATCTCGTAGCCTTCGAACTGGCCGCCGTAGCCAATGAAGGGTGCCTTGGGAGCCAGCGCCAGCATCTCGGCTTCTTGGCTCGTCCAGTAGTTGTACATGCGCTGGGCGTCCTTGGCGTTCCGCACAAGGCCGCTGATGTACATCTGGCCGTCAACTTCCCACTCGTTGCCGATGACGCGCACGACCGGAATCCACTTGCCGGCCCACTCGCGCTCTTGCAGCACGTCGTAGCCGTTGGTCTTCATCCACATGACCTTCTTGCGGTCAACTTCGCGGCTGCGGATCGGCTTGCCAAACATGGCCGTAAGCTGCTTGTCCTGCGGCGTGCCGCGGTAGGCAGTCTGGTTGTCCGGGTACAGGTGCAGCGTGGCTTTTTCGTAGGTGTTGTAGAAATATTCCGCGATGCGGATCGTGTCTTCCTGAAGCCACGACGAGATGCCCTGATCACCCACGCCTTGGCTGTACAGCGTGCTGATCGGCGTCGCGTCCGGGAACATCCGCTCGTATTCTTCTTTGAGGATGTCTTCGGTGATGAAGCACCACTCAGCGTCGGCGCCGCACGGGTCTTGGATCGTCGGATCCATGTAGACGCTGAACGAGTTGCGGACGCGCCCGATGCGGATGTCCTGATCGAACGTCTCGTCGTTGCAGTATTCCGTCAGCAGGCGGATGTAGCCCTCGCCGTAGGTCACCTGGTTGTCGCAGGCGGTGTCGTAGGCCACGTCGGCGTCGGACATATACTCAATGTGCCTCACCACGCCGTTGAAAATCTCAGCCACTTGCACGTCGGCGTTGTCATCCGCAGGGATGACCTTACCGCTGGGCCGGTTCTGGCGCTGCTCGTTCGTCACCTGACGGACGTGCTGCGGCAGCTTGTTGATGGTCAGGCACGGACGCGCGTTGATCGTCTGGCCCTGCACCGACCCGCGGGTGGCCAGCACGTCGGCGGGCCACTGCCACTGGTTGTCCGGGCTGCCGGCCATAAACCGCAGATCGTCCAGTTCGTCCTCACGGCTGTCCGAGTACGCCGACTGCGCCATCTTCAGGCGGTGGCGCATGGTCGCCATCTTGTCGTCGTCGCGCGCAGGCACCTTCTCAGGGTTTGACCCCACGTTGGCGACCTGGCCCGCCTTCTGGATGCCTGTGGGGTCGGCCATATGCTTACTTCTTACCCTTTTTGGCCGCTTCGCGCTTGACGCTGTAGGCGATAGCTACAGCCTGTTTGACCGGCTTACCAGCCTTCACTTCCGCCTTGACGTTCTTGCGGAACGCCTCTTTGCTGGCAGATTTGGACAAAGGCATCTTATTTGCCCTTCTTCATGGGCGTTTCACGCATCTTGGTGGTGATGCTGATAATGTCCTTGCCACCCGGCATGGGCTTACGCGCCAGCGGGATCGCGTCCATTTCGGCCTTCGGCTTGGGCATTTTCAGGCCCATCGGCGTCTTCATGGGGGTCATGCGGCGCATCATTTGCCCTTTTTAGCTGTTTTGGCGCTCTCTTTGAACGCTTTTGCAGTCGGGGCGCCCTTGGTGCCCGGTTTACGCATCTTTTCGCCAGAACCGGCGGCAATCCGTTCTTTTTTGGCGTGAATTGCCGCATATAAACCTTTAGATTTAGTCATTTATACGCCCCTACACAGAGGTTAAGGTTGTCGTCCCCAAGAAATTGCGCGACATCGGTGCAGAGCGCGTAAAAATCTTCAAACCCAAAATCGGACTTCATGCGGTTGATGGCTTGGCATACCAAAATTGTGTTAGAAGGTACATACCCTTCGCTACTGTCAATCCGCTCTATAGAAACAGTGTTAAGGCACCCTGCTTCAAGCGTCATGTCGCGCCCGCTATAAGCGCAAACAGCGTTTTGAGAGCGCCAGCAATCAACAATATCGCTTACAGTTAAACAAAATGGTTGCTCGCGTTTTGCAGCGCTTTTTCGCGCATTTTGCAAAAAGATTTTAGCGCGTCCTTCAATCGTGGTGTTAATTTTAGCCCGTGATTTTGCATTTCCTAAATTGCAGCAGGGTTTGCACCAGCTATGGTAACCATCTTGCGTTTGGTTGTGCTTAAAAAACTCGGTTGTAGGCCGTGTTTCTTTGCAGCGAAAACACGTCTTCATGAGCATTTCCACCGTTTGAGGCTGGCTTTGGCACGTTCGCCATCCTTAGCCTTAGCTGCAACCGCGCCCATACGCGCGCAAAAACTGGCCTTACGCCCTGCGTCCGCCTTGGTCTTGGGGTTGGGCGCCGGCGGCTTCAGGTTCGACCCGGTCTCGCGGTTGTACTTCTCGCGGCCCTTGGCCGTCAGTCCCGCACCCTTGGACGCGGGGAGCTTTTCCCCACGCCCTACGGCCAACGAAACAGACTTCTTCTTGTCGGCCACGCTACGACCCCATCCAGCTTGTAGCTACACCGGCGGGAGAATACCCACCTCCGCGTTTCTTGTCAACGCGCCCTTCGCGGTGCGCCACCGGGAACGCGAACGTCACCGCGATGGCGTCCGCAGCGTCGGGTGACGCCAGCCCGCGGGCCTTCATGTCCTTCTTCGACTCAAGGAACAGCGTCCCCTTGCTGTCCGGCTTCGTCTTTGGCCCGATCAGGTCAGACTTCAGGAAGCGGTCGTTTGGCACGCTGGCTGTCTTGAGCCAGTCGCGCATCGCACCCCACATCTCGGCCCGCTTGTTGCCGTACATCAGTTGCTTCTGCGCCTTGTTGCCGAAGTTGACGCCGCGCACCTTGTACCGCTGCTCTTTCAGCCGATCCACCACGCCTGCACCCAGGCCGCCCTCATCGACGACGGTCAGCGCAGGCTTGTACTCCTCTATAGCCTCGATGACGTGCCCGACCACTTCCATCGTGTCGGCGCCGCGCAGCCGCTTAATGTCGATCAGGTCGCGTCCCTGCCGCACCGCGATGACGGTGGCGTCGCTGCCGAACCGCGCCGGATCGACGCCGATGGTGATCGGCGCCGTCTCGTCCTTGTGCTTGGGCCGCTTCATGGCGTCGTCCACCAGATTGACCGGGATGAACTGGTCGTCGCCTTC